ATGGGTTTTTTTATAGGCAAAATTTAAGTACACATGAATACATTCGTACTATCAAAAAATATATTTAACTGGTCTTTTGACAACCCAGACAAAAGCAACACTAACATGATTGCATTATATTTTTTCCTGATTGACATAAATAATCGTCTGGGGTGGGTTGGTAGTTTTGGAATAACAGCCAAAGAATGTATGAGTGCAATCGGTATAAAATCACACAACACATACAAGAAAGCATTAGATGAATTGATACAAAATAATTTTGTGCTAATCGTTAAGCAGTCAACAAATCAATACACCGCAAATATAATTAGTTTGGTGAATATCAAAGATATAAACAAAAGTACTTTAGATTCTGCTATATCAAATTTTAATGAACCAACAAGAAAGCAACAAGAAAGCAACAAGAAAGCACATGATGAACCAACAAGAAAGCAACAAGAAAGCACGGAGCATATTCATAAAACAGATATACTATTAAACTATGAAACTATAAACACTAGTCCCGAAACTTCCGTTTCGGAATCCCCTAAAAAAATTAAATCAGATTTTACTTTTCAAGAGTTCAAAACCGAACTTTTAAAAACTGATGAAGAAAAGGAACTTTACAACATTGCACACGGCTTTTACCAATTATTTGAAAAAAATCTAATTGAAGCAAACGCCCCGCTTACAAATATCAAAAAATCAAAGGTTTACAAGTCAATGACCGATGTAAAGCACATGATTGAGATTGACAAAATAAGTACGCAAAGTTTGCGAGATGCTTATAAGTTTCTACAAATCAATGACTTTTGGAAAAAAAACGTACTCAGTACAAATTCACTCAGAAAACATTTTACCAAAATAGCCTTAGAAATTTCAAAAAATCAGAAACATGAAGAAAATCGACGAACACATAAAGGAGCTACACTTGATGAAATACAATCAATCCTCCAACAACAATTTGGACATTTGCCGAACTGAACCGCAAAAGTCAGATGTGAAAATTTATGAAGATTATTGTGAATTGTCAATATTTTCAAAAGGCACATTAACGAAGCCGACCGTTGCGCAATCAATTGCAAATGTAAAAAAGTCATTCCCAACGCTCGAAACTGGTTTTTATGAGGTGCTTTCGCAAAGAGTTACGGAACTAGGATTTACAGATGAACGGTTGCAAGCAGCTGTAAAAAATGTTATTGATACTTGCATCTACCCGCAGCCAACTATTGCGCAATTCATAAGCTATGATAGAAACATGAAACTTTTTACTTATCAGCAAATGTTAAAAATGCTCAATGATAATGAAAATGTGTTCAAATCATATTCAAGTGTGCGAATATTTGCAGACCAAGTGCAGCCACTTTATGCCAGCAATAACGACATTGTGCGTTATGGCTTGGAACGTTGGAATAAATAATATATTGTTAACTTGAAACCCTGCGCAAACACTTTATATATCGTTTGAACTTTGCGCAGGCTCAAAGATAAATGTAAAATAGTACGAATGTACCAATTTGAATAAATAAACTCTTAAAACTGATTAAAATGAATGATGGAAACACGTTAACACATTTTTAACCTTACCACGGGGTAAAATTCAGAAATAAGAAGTAAATTTGTAGAACTAAAACCAAGGATATGAAAAACGAAATCGAACTACTTAGAATGAAAATTAACTTTTGCGAAAAAAATATGCGAAACCACCCGCAAACCACTGAGCAAATGATTGAGTTAATCGCTCTGTATAGGGCAAAATTAAGGGCATTGATTGATGAAGGTAAGAAAAAAGCAAGCAAATCATAATGATTATTGTTAACTTTGCATCATGAAGTACAGCCCCGAAATGACAAAGAAAATATGTGATTTGCTTGCAGCTGGTGCGCATAGGGTAGAGGTTTGCAAAGCTGCAAATATAACCATATCAACATTTTACGAGTGGCTTTCTAAATCGGAATTTTCGGAATCTATAAAAAAAGCCGAGGAAAGAGGCTTGGAAATATTAGAATTTGAAGCATTAACCAAAATACGCAACGCTGAATCATGGCAATCCGCTGCATGGCTTTTGGAACGTAGATTGAGCCACAAATACGCATTGAACAAACCCGAAGTAAAAGAAGATGAACAGCCAAAATATACCGGAGGGCACTTCAATATTGAGAAAATAGAAATAATTCACACCACGAAAAAAGATTAGCACTGTTTTCTTTTCATACAGTGTTTTAGCCCCTTCGCAGGGGCTTTTTTATTTTAACAATCTTATAACAAAATAGTGAGCTTCATTAACAGATTATTAACTACTCGTTAACAAATATAATTTGAAATTAAGTGTATATTTGCTGTATAGAATTTAAAACAAAAAACAATGGAAACCGCAACAAAAAAACAAATAGCTGACCAAATAATAGCAAATTGCAAAACAAATTTTGGTAAAACATTTGCGCAAGTGGTTAAATATCTTAAAAATACTGAGGACTTTAAAACGTCAGGGGCTTCTTATATAATACCTATTACTAAATGCGGACACAAAATAGTTATAACATCAAATAAAAATTATTGCCAAGGTGCTAAAAACGGATACGGGGCTGGGGTATATGCTGTTTTACAATATACAGGAGTAACAAAAGAAGTAAAGATTAGTGACTTATAAACTAAGGGCGAAAGCCCTTTTTTATTTGATAGCGAAATCAATTTCATTATCAAAATTTACAAGTATTGTTTATATTCCAGACCTGCCAGCATTTCATAAGTGAATTGAAATACCGGAATATGATTCGAGGCACAAAGATTAAGCTTTGTTAGGTCGTTTTCATAACCTACCCCGCCTCGATTGTGCCTACCGTTTACCCACTGGCCGCCGTTTATTTCTATAATGGTAAGGTCTGAAAACTTATCCGTTAAAACATAATCGAATCTGAATTTTCTGGTAGATGCAAAGACCTTGGAAATTAACACTTCTTTTTGTATTTCATACCCTTTACTTTTTAGGTAAGTTTCAAATTCTTGAATAATTGCTTTGCGTTGTACCGGATTCATAAATTTAGGTTTTAGAATCCAAATATAATCATTATCTTTGAAACGATTTTAAAGTTTAATCTGTGTTTGGTTTTACATTTGCGTTAGTTCCCTCATGCACCTAGCCCCGGAAACGGGGCTTTCTTTTTAACAAGTCATTAACAAACTATTAACAGAAATAATTTGCAAATAGATGCAAATGAATGTATCTTTACTGTATAATAATTCAAACAAAAACACACATTAAAACACAAAGTTATGAAAAGCGCAAAAAACACCACCACCGAAAACACAGTAAAAATTTCAGTTAACTGCCAAAACGACTGCTGGAAAAAAGACTTTACAGCAACTGCCAAACTAACCGAAACCCGCATAAACGGGTATGAGTTCGAAAATATGCCTTCATCTTATACTGAAGTTTATACAATCGTATCAGCCCCAAAAAAATTTAGCTGGGCAATCGGTAAAACTGTTACAAAATGGGTTGACAATAACGGCAGCGCAGACGCTCAAGCAAGAAACGCAGAACGCTGCGCAACAATGATTCCAGTAATGTAAAACAACGGGGCGAAAGCCCCAAATATAAACCAGTAAAAAACATGAAAACTTTAAATTTAAAAAAAATAGGCGAAAATTATGAGATCGAGATATTACCTTGGATGTTCGGGTGGTATTCGCAACAAATACCACCTTTCGAATATTTAAAACAAAGACTTTCTGAGCATTTTATCCCTGATCAATTAATATCTCAAGTACTTGAGATATTAGAGCAGATGGCGAAAACAGGGTACAAAACTGGAAGATTGATCGGCGAATGCAATTGTAAGTATTTAGGTTCCGATATAAAGAAAGTGGGCGATAATTTGTTGCTTACTAATCCAAATTATCAGTACCAGAGACAGGAATTTCCTGGATTGATTGGGGTGATTTCCGTGTATTCGGAAACATTTAATGCGGGATGCGGACGTGTTACCGCAGGATGCTATGATTCTGATTATTATGAAATAACAGGCATAGTGAATATACGATGGTGCACTAACCCCTAAAATCTCCAGACCCGCCATAAAAAGCGGGTTTTTTGTTTTTAGCGAACTTAACATAATGTAAATTATGTACCTTTGCCATAAAAACGCATGACAATTCCCAATATACAAGCTACTGAAGTATTTGAATTTCTTATTGAATCTTACCAAAAAAAACCCAGGGGCATTATTCTTGAGGGTGGCAGCCGCTCAAGTAAGACATATTCAATCATTCAATTCATTGTGTTATATTGTCAGGTAAACCAGGGAAAACGCATTACCATAGCAAGGGCAAAATTCACATGGTTGCAGGCTTCAGTAATACAAGATTTTATTGATGTGCTGCAAAGCATGAATCTATATTCAAAGTCATTGCACAGGCAAGATAAAAGCCAATACACTTATAAACTTAACAATAATAGAATCTATTTCGTTGGCTTAGATGACAAGCAACGGCTACACGGATTGAAACATGACCTATTTTGGATTAATGAAGCAATCGAATCGGATAAAGATACTTTTGACCAGCTGAATATGCGAGGTGCTGAAATGTTTATTTTGGATTATAACCCTGCCAAAATAGAGCATTATATTTATAAGCTGATTGAAGATAAGCATGTTTTATTTATGCGAAGTACCCAGCTTAATAATCCATTTCTTCCAGAAAGCCAAAGGAAAGTTATTCTTAGCTACGAACCAACGCCGGAAAACATTGCAAAGGGTAGCGCGGATTTAGTTAAGTGGAAAGTTTACGGATTAGGCGAAAGGGCACAATATGAAGGAAATGTTTTCACCAATTGGAAAAGCTTCGAAGTTTGGCCTGAAGAATACAAGTTTATTGCCTACGGTGTGGACTTGGGTTTTAACGATCCTTCGGTATTAGTGAAAGTTATGTTCACTGGCCACGCTTTTTATGTTGCTGAATTGATTTATGAAAGCGGCTTAACTACAGACGTGTTTTTAAATAAAATCTTAGAATTAAACGAGATAAATAAAAATTATCTGATATGTGAAAATGATAAGACATTCATCATAAATGCACGCAAAGCAGGCTTACAAGCGATGCAGGCACTCAAAAAACCAAATAGCATTTACGAGGGCATCCAGTTAATGAAAAAATATCCGATATTTCTACAATCAAGAAGCACAAATGCATGGCATGAGTACGCTTCTTATACGTGGCGGGAAAACGTTTCATATAATGGTGGCTACAATTCCAGTCGATATTTAGATGAACCTATTGACTCAAATAATCATTTCATGGATTCTTTTCGCTACGTATGTTATTATTTTTCATACGGAATGAGAAAAATATAACACTTCATTAACAAATTATATAAGGTTATTTTGTTTTTTTACACCAAAATTTAAAATATGTATACAGATTATAAAAAGCACTCCACTCACACTGATGCAAATAATGTGCTAGCAGCTGCCTATTCTCAAAACTGGGATAAGGTAAAAAAATATGTAAACAAAAATGGATGGTGTAGATTAAGTCACTCATTATTTCCTGATATTGAAAAGGAATTTAATAAACATAAAGTGTATTGGTGGCGACCAAAGACATTGAGCGGCTTTTTAAGTTGCCGCTAACGTCTATACAGCCACATATTTTTAAAACCTTAGTACTATTTAATGCATAGTAGTAAGGTTTTTTTATTTTTGTTTATGTTTGAATATTAGATAACTTTGCATAAATTTGTAAAAAATATCTGATACATGAATATTGTTAAGCGGATAAAGTCCTTTTTTAATGGCAATACAAACCAGATAATTACGCCAATCGCTCAAACATCTGCATATAATAGCTATGAATTTGTTAGATATGGGCTGAATTTATCAGAGTATTATAATAGAGTTCCTGAACTTCGTGCTATAATAGACCAGCAAGCGGATATGTGCAGTAAAATAAGGCTGCAAGGCAATAGCAGGGCACTTGCAAAGCTTAATCAACCTAACTACTTGCAAACATACAATGAGTTTATAAGTATGGCATACAAGCAATTCAGATTGTATCAGGTGCTTTACTTATATTTTCGCAAGCCTTCAGGATTTAACGAATCGGAAATCGGAATAGATAAAACTGATATTTTCATTCTACCATTTGACCAAGTTAAAATTCGGCTCCAATATAATCGAATAACTTTGTATGAAGCTGAAAAATTATCTGATATTATAGAAAAGATAGAATTTATTGATAATGGCATTAGTACTGAAATTGATATAGATAGGCTGCTTATCATAAACGAATCAGGTATAAATCTAAAGGATTCAATTTTAGGCAATTCCAGACTAAAAGCAGCCACCGATTCGCTTGACAACCTTTTAGCTATTTCAGAAAGCAAAAATGAGTTTGCGATAAATAGGGGCGCAAATGGCATAATTTCACCTGAGCAACCTCGCACAGATAGCACTATCTTTTCGCCTTCGGATACTGATAATATACAATCGGCACTTAAGGAATACGGAATGCTTAAAATACAAAAGAAGTATTTTGTTAGTCCTTACCCTGTTAGATATCAGAAAACAGTACTTAGCCCAAAAGAATTAGATTTTGATTCAATGATTTTAAGAGAGAAGATAAATTTATCAGATTTATTAGGGCATAATATCATTCTTTTGAATGAATTAGCGAATAGCACATTCAATAATTATGATACTGCTCGAAAGGTAATTTATGAAAATACGATAATTCCAGTATTTGAAACAATTTTAGCAGGTTTAAACGACGTGTTTGGGCTAAAAGGTAGTAAGCAAAAAGTACAGATTGACAAATCAAGTATCGAAGCCTTACAGCAAGATAGAAAGGTTAAATCTGAGATTGATAAACTAAACATTGAAAATATCGTATTTATAAACGAAAGCCTAAAAAATAACGTTATAACATACGAATCGGCACTAAAAATGTGTATTGAATTAGGTTATAGTTTAGCAGATTCTGAGCAGTTTATCACAAAACCGATAATAATAACTTTATGAAAAATAAAGAGCGTATATATAAAACTAAAGATATCAGCAATAAACTGTTAGGCATTGAAAAAGCGCAGGGCATTGTTGAAATAGCTATCAACGCATTCAATAATATTGATTATGATGGAGACGTTTCAGACCCTACTTCATTCAATCGAACGACAAAAAACAACATTTCAAAAATAAAACATCTTGCTTTCCATGACACGCACAAGGTTATCGGATTGCCGATTGAGTTCAAAATAACACCTGAGCACATAGTCGCGGTATCAAAGATTAATCTTGAGAACACTATTGCAAAAGATGTATTTGCAAACTATATGTTTTTTCAAGAAAACGATAGAAGCCTAGAACATTCAATTGGTGCAATCATGATAGATAATTATTATGATAATGAAATGCAGGCAAACATTGTGAAAGAGTGGGAACTGAGGGAATATAGCGTTGTTGCTTTTGGGGCGAATCCAAACACTCCGACATTATCAGTTAAGGAACTTGAAAAAATGCTAAGTTATGAATTTAGCGATAGTACATTAAAAAATATCGAAAAGTTTTTATCTTTGTTGAATAAATATCAGATAGAAGACCCGACAGAGTTTTTAGGCTCGTTTGAAAACACTCTAAAAAATCGTGCCACTCTAAACTCTGAAGATTTTAAACAAAAATTATCAGTTATATTTACAAATCTTAAACAAAAATAATCATGAATCCAGAGGAATTATTGAAATTTATCGAGGCCGAAATGGCCAAGCTTTTAGAAGGCATTCGCGGCCAGTTTGTTAGCTCTGAGGAATTGGCGGCAAAGATTGATGAGGTTAAAAGCCTTATGAAATCAGCAAAACAAAATGAAGATGTTGAAAAGAAATTCAAGGAACTTGAATCAATAGCATTGAAACAAGGCGAAGAAATTGCAAAAATGCAATCCGGTAAAAAAACAAGCATTGTAGAAAGCAGAAAAGACCTGCTCAAAAAGGCAATGGATAACCTAGAGAAAAAAGGGTTTTCAGGTTCTGAGAAATTCGTAATAAAAACCGATGTTACCAGAGCTGCCATAGTTGATGATGAAGAAAGCATGCATCTTTCAGATGTTGCAAGACTTGCAACGAGCGAGCGAAATCTTGAAAGCGTAATGACAAAAATTCAGATGTCAGCTAATTCTCACGGTGTTGTGACTTATACAGACCAGACAACCGCAACCAGAAACGCGGCATCTGTTGCTGAAGGTGCTCAATATCCTGAATCTGCTATTGCTTGGAGGTCATACAGAAAGAACCTCGAGAAAGTAGGGGACTCAATTCCGGTAACTGTTGAAGCGTTGAAAGATGTAGCTTGGATGCAATCGGAGTTAGATAATTTCATTACTAATAACTTAGAATTGAAAGTCGAAAACTTGCTTGCTGTTGGTAATGGTACAACTCCAAACATCACAGGTGTGTATACTTATGCAACCGCTTTCGATACCGTTGCATACGCAGCCAGCACAAAGCCAAAGGTATCAGTGCCAAACGTTGCGGATCTTATGGCAATTCTTAAAACTGAAATAACAGCAACCAAGGGCGCAAAATATAACCCTAATATTGTTATTGTGAATCCATATACTGCACTTGAATTGAAGCTATTGAAAGCTATGACCGGAGATAGCGTTGTTTCAAAACTTATTGTTATGGAAGGCGACCAGCTGATGGTGGCAGGTATGCGAGTAGTTGAAAACTCAAACATTGCAGAAAATACCCTTGTATTGGGCGACTTCAGATTCGCACGCATTTACACAGATGGTACAATAATGATAGAAATTGGTGAGGTAGATAAGCAATTTATTGAAGATACCAAAACCCTCAAAGGGACTCGCTACTTGCTTTTACTTATCAGAAATGCAGACGCTGATGCATTCATCAAAGTGACAAATATTACCACTGCTAAGACTGCTATAACAGCATAACTATAATAAGGGGGTGAAAATCCCCCTTTATTTTAACTTCATTATTGTTAAGTAGTATGGAAAAAGTTGAATTAATCGTAATAGGTGACATTTTTGGGCGTAAAGAAGGCGAATTAATAACAGTATCAAAGGAATTTGCAGCCGAATTAGTTGAACGAAAAATGTGTAAATACAAAGAGCCTGAAAATAAAGAAGTTACAAAGGAAGAAAAAACTAAGAAAAAGTAAAGCAAAATGGCAAATCCCGAAAAGATAGGTAATGATTACATTCAGAAAGTTGCATTAGTCAATGACTCTGGGCAAATTGTTAATCCGGCCACTGGTTCGGGTCAATTGCCAGAAATATCATATTCTACCGATGCGTTTGGATTGCTTCGCGTGGGCTTGCCTCAAACCCTGAGTAATGGAATGTTTTTGAAAGATAAGCAACCGTTAATATGGGCTGAAAAAGTAAACGGCGGAACTATAACAAAGAATGCAACAAGCCCTCATGTTGATTTGGCGGTGGCTTCAATTGGACAATATGCCATAATCAGAACAAAGCGAGGTTTTACATATCAACCGGGCAAAAGTCAGAAATTTAGTTTTACTTTTGCGTTTTCAACGAGTAACAGCATAACTCAAAGGGCTGGAGCCTATTGGAACATATCAGGAACGGCAGAGCCTCGAACGGGTATATTTTTAGAGCGCAATCAAAGCGGTAAATTATGGTGGAATATATATAGTAATGGAGTCGTAATTGATTCAGCAACGCAAGAAGATTGGAATCTTGATAAATTCGACGGCACGGGATTAAGCGGTTTTACCTATGTAGACGGCAAACCTCAAATAGCTTTCTTTGATATGGAATATTTGGGAGTTGGTTCGGTTGCTTTAGGTTTTGTTGTGGATAGGAATATCTTTTATACTCATGTGTTTCATCATGCAAATAGAACGCTGGGCGAGGCTTACATGGATACACCAAATCTACCCGTTACTTACTCAATAACAAGCGTAGGCGGTGCCGGAACCATGAAAGCTATTTGCAATACTGTTATTTCTGAAGGTGGCAGCGAACCAGTTGGACAGCCTTTTAGTGTGACTACAGGGCTAACTTCAGCATCTATAAATAACAACGTAGTCGAAGCTATGATTGGAATAAGGTTAAAAGCGGCTTGGTACGATGCAACCGTATTGCCTGAGTTCTTTTCGATAATGACGACCTCGAATACAAGCGGTTTTTTTGCCTTGTGCATTAATCCGACATTGCCGAGCGCTGCAACATTCGTAGAT